AAACGCTTTTATACAAGACGCCGCGCTATACAAATTACTGGTCTTACTATGAAGGGCGCCACCCGCTCATCTATGCCAGCGAGGGACTGAGCGACCTCTTTGTTGACCTGCGTTCAAGGTTCTCACAGAACTGGTGCAGTGTCGTGGTCAATAGCGTCACCGACCGTATCCAGTTGCAGCGCATCCTCGTTGCGGATGACGACACGGCATCGCATAACCTTGCCACGCTACTGGAAGCATCTGAGGTCGTTCTCGAATCTGAGGACGTACATCTTGCCGCGCTGGTGACAGGCGAATCATTTGTCATTGCCTGGCCTGATGAGGAGTCAGGACAGCCGGAGGCGTACTATAACGATTCCCGCAATGTGCATCTGTTCTATGAGGCAGACCAGCCGCGCCGCAAACGCTTTGCCGCCAAGTGGTGGATAGGCGATGACGGCCACCGGCTGCTGACGCTCTACTATCCGGAACGCCTCGAATACTATCGCAGCACCAACGCTGTCAGTAGCCAACAAGGGCCGCCCATGTTTACCAACGAAGTGAGTAACGGCAAATCCTTTGTCCTGATGGACAGCGAGTTTAATCCCTACAACGCTATCCCTGTCTTTCATTTCAAGCGGGAACGTAGGGTCATCTCCTCTGAACTGGCCAACGTCATTGAGCCGCAGAACGCTATCAACAAATTACTCAGCGACATGATGATCGCCGCCGAATACGGCGCATTTCCACAGCGTTACATTATCTCGCAAGCATCACCCGGCAAGTTTAAGAATGCGCCCAATCTGATCTGGGACATTCCCGGTAGCGACGGTGAAGGACAGCCGACGGCCGTTGGGCAGTTTGCTTCTACCGAACTCAGCAACTATCTGGAAGCCATCGACAAGTGGACGACGGCCATCGCCATTATCAGCCGCACGCCAAAGCATTACTTTTTCGGGCAGGGCGGCGACCCATCCGGCGAGGCGCTGATTGCGATGGAAGCGCCGCTCAATCACAAGGCGCAAAAGTACATCACGCGCTGGACGGCTACGTGGTCAGAATTAGCACAATTCATGATGCAAGTGGCAGGCATGGGCCTGATTGAAGATGATGCCATTATTCCCGTCTTTGACGAGCCGGAGACGGTACAGCCGTACACGCAGGCGCTTATCCGCAAAGAGTCTGTTGCCGCCGGTATCCCGCTCATGTGGCAGTTGGAACACGTTGAAGGGTATACGAAACAGGAGCTTGACGATTTGGAGGCGGCGCGCCAGGACGAGCAGGGCGCACAGCAGCAAACGCTGGCGACGGCCTTGACCAATGCGCAGCGCAACTTCGACCAGAACAGCCTGCCCCGAGGGGACAGAGGGGGGGCAGGGGTGAATGGCGCAAATGGGAATGGCGTAGAGGAATAATGCAGCTCGATTTTACTTTTCCGTCTGAGGAGTGGCGTGAAATTCCAGGTAGTGATGGACGCTACCTGGCATCGACATTGGGCCGAATCTGCACGCTCTACCCTCGCAAAGATGGACGTTACAATCCGAAAATCATCAACACATGGATAAGTAAAATTGGCTATGAACATTGCAAGTTGAGCAGAGATGGCAAATCACGTACATGTCTTGTGCATCGAATGGTGATGTTTGCATTTGTCGGGCCATCCGACCTGGACGTGAATCACATCGACGGCAACAAACTCAATAATTGTCTATCCAATCTTCAGTATCTATCGCATCAAGAGAACATTCGCCATGCGGTTGACGTACTTGGCAAGAAGTTTGGCGTGCGTGGACAGAAATCACCATTGGCAAAATTGTCAGATGTACAGGTGAGATGGATACGACGCCTAGACAAATCGGGATTTACACACGGCGAACTCGTGGAAATTTTCGGGATAAGCAACAACCATTTGTCAGCAATTCGCAATGGTAGAGCGCGGGTGAATGATGGCCAAGAAGCGTAAGGGCACAAAATCGATGCGTACCAAGTCGGGCGGCCAAGTATGCACCGGCGGCAGCGAAGAAGGCGAGAGCCGTGGATGCCAAGAAATGAGCTATAAGCTAACTATCGAAAGCGATGACCCTACAAAGATTCAAACGCTTGTGCTATTGGCCGATGTCTTGCTCAAGGGTCAAGATTCATACGTATTGATAGAAACGATTGAGCCAGCGATGGATGACTTCATGGGCATGTTAGCGGATTTTGTCAGCGATACACAAGCGTTTCCTGAGGATGCTGAACCACTCAAGAATATGGCTATCTGTGTAGACCGTGTAGCTCTCCGGATGCGTTCCCGTGCGAAATTGCTTACGGATGTACACAATGAATTGACAGAACGCGCCCATGCCTGAGAGCGAAGTCGTTACGCTCATGCGCTCCTTTAAGCGTGACATCGCCCGTGCCGGCAGCGCCCAGCAAGCGGAAATGGCGCGCCGTTGGCTGGCGGTGGAGCGCAGGCTAACCGGCCAAATCGAAGCGTTGGCGATGGACATGATCGCCCGCCAGGCATCCGGCTTACCTGTGACTGCCAACATGCTGCTGAATGACGTGCGCTACCGTGAACTGCTCATCCAGTTGCAGGAGGAGCAGGCCAAATACACCGTCTATGCCGAGCGCACCATCACGCAAGGGCAAGAGGCAATGGCGTCGGCGGGCGTGCGGCAGGCATCACAGGCCATCGCCGCGCAGGTCAGTACCAGTTTCAACCGCTTACCTGTCGCCGCCGTTGAACACATGGTTGGATTAACGGGCGCAGGAACGCCGTTAAACAGCATCCTAGTACAATCATGGCCTCTCAGCGCGCAAGGCTTAACCCAGGCGCTTGTGGACGGCGTGGCGCTGGGATGGGGGCCGCGTAAGACGGCCAGGATGATGGCCGAGGGCATGACGGGCAGCATGGACAGGATGCTGACGATTGCGAGGACTGAGCAACTCAGGGTGCACCGTGAGGCGAGCGTAGCCACCTATAAGCACTCCGGCATCGTCACCGGCTACCGGCGATTGTGCGCCCACGACCGCAGAACGTGCGCCGCCTGCATCCTAGATGAGGGCCACGTTTACGACCTTGACGAAGAAATGCCGGAGCATCCCAACGGGCGTTGCAGCATGATCCCCGTCGTGGCCGGTGCGCCGCCGGTGGAGTGGCTCAAGGGCGAGGATTGGTTGCTGACGCAGGATGCCGCCGTGCAGCAAGACATTCTGGGTAAAGGCCATTATGCGGGCTGGAAGGATGGACAATTTGCCTTGCAGGATTTGGTCAAGGTCACGCCCAATAGCACGTGGGGGCCGTCTTTGGGCGTGACGCCGCTTAAGGAATTGGGGGGGCAGGGCGCAAGAGTGGCGTTGCCGCCCGTATCCTTGCAAGTGCCTGCGCGAACTTATCCATCCGTTTCTTTTGCGCCAGCCGCAAACAAGGCAGAAGCAAAAGCGAGGTTAATGGCCTATACCGAGGCCAAACCTGGAGGATGGGCATATCCACAAAAAATGGACTTGGACTCGCTGCCGCTTGACGCTCAAAATTCCATACTAGAGGCACTAGATAACACATTGGGGGCGCGCGGAATAAAGGTTCAGAATCTTGCGTTTAATACGCAAAAATCGCCAGCGATGGGGTTGGCTGGATTCAGAGAAGAAGCAAATACGAAAGCAAAAACATACTCAATTCGCTTGCAAAAAACCGCAGCGCGCGGGGCCAAAAAGGTGCAAGATGAAACGAGAGCTAGTTTTGAGAAGATGAAAGCGCGCAACATAGCCAATTACACCGCCTATGTGAATGACCCTAAAAGAAGCGCGATTGTCGAGTTCAATCAAAAGAAACTAGATAACTGGTTGGCAACAGAGAGATGGGCAACCTACCAGGACGCAGATGATCCGTTGATGGCAATAATTACGCATGAAGCATTTCACATCATAGATTACGATGGGGATTATCTATCGAAAAAGTTTGTAAAACTTTTATCAGAACGTGGCGTTACAGATACAGATTGGCATCGTGTTTCTGAGTATGGCGCATCCAAAGACGTTGAGTTATTCGCAGAGACAGGTACGGCGATTGTATTAGGTGTTCCGATTCCTCAAGCAATCCGTGAAGCATTTTTAGAGGTGCTACTGCCATGATGACTGATCAGTGTATCAAGTGTATTCATTACACGGGTAGTATGCAATGCGACGCGTTTCCTAAAGAGATCCCTGACCCAATTTGGACGGGCGAGTATGATCATACTGAACCCTATCCAGGCGATCACGGTATCCAGTTCGAACCGATAGACGAAGCCGAGCCGGAGCCATGACCGAAACGCCCGCGCCGTACCACTTGAAACGCGAACAGGAACAGTCTATACTGTCTACCGAGGCCGATACCATGCGCGCCGAGTTGGTTGAGTTGGAGCGGCGTCTAATTCCGCTCCTGATTGCGGTACAGAAGGCACTCGGCAAAGAGCCATCGGTGATGACCAGGGCACGGCGTAGAGAATACGCCGAATAAAAACAAGTTAACCGAATAAATTCGCTCCACACCGAAAGGTCTGCGGCGTTGAATCCGAAAGGGTTCAGCGCCGCTTTTTTGTTTTCTACCCACAAGCGAGGCGAGATGCCGGACCAACCCACAGCCCAAGACGGGCAAGCAAACCCAGAGGGTTCCCAACAAGAAACTCCACCCGCCTTCGAGTTCGATTCATGGTTTAGCAAGTTGCCACCCCACGAGCAAGAGGGCTTAGACGCACATACAACGGCGCTGAGGAACGCTCTGGAGTCAGAGCGCACGCAGCGCAAACAGTTTTCTAGAGAACTACGTGACCTAACGCAGAAAGCCGAAAAGGGCAGCGAGGCCGAAAAGACGCTGGGCGAGATGTCCACGCGCTTAGAGCAGGCCGAGCAGAGAGCCGCCTTTTACGAAGAAGCGGGGCGACCTGAGATTGGTTGCTCGAATCCGCGCGCCGCGTACCTTGTGGCAAGCGCCGAGGGACTCTTTACCAAGCGCGGCGACCCTGACTGGCCTGCCATCAAAGCGGCTATGCCGGAACTCTTTGGACGCAAGCCGCCACCCGGCAATGCGGGCGTGGGCAACGGTTCGCCGCCGGCGCAGGCAAGCATGAACGATTTCATAAGGGCGGCCACAGGTCGCCGTTAACAGGAGATAACAAGTGGCATATAACGACATCGTTTCACGTACCGACTCCGCTGCGCTCATCCCTGAGAACGTAGCGCGGGACATCATGAAAGGCGTAGCGGCTACCAATCCGCTCTTGCAACTGGCTAGACGCTTGCCGGACATGCCCACATCCAGAACACGGATGCCGGTTATTTCGGCGCTGGCCACCGCTTTCTTCGTGGCGGCTGATACCGGGTTAAAACAAACATCGGAAGTGGTATGGGCCAATAAGTATATCGACGCTGAAGAACTGGCCGTGATTGTCCCGATTCCCGAAGCCGTATTGGACGACGCCGGCTATGACATCTGGGCGGAAGTGCGGCCTGAGATTGTCAACGCTATCAACTTCGCCATTAACAAAGCCGTTCTTTTCGGCACCAACATTCCCGCCTCCTGGACAACCAATCTGGGCGGCGCCGGCTTGCTTGCCGTCATCACGGCAGCCGGACAAGCGGTAGACGCTTCCACGCATACCGGCGACCTCTACGACGAGATTATGGGGCCGACCGGCGTCATCAGCATGGTCGAGGCCGACGGCTTCATGGTTAACGGCCATATTGCGTCATTGGCCCTACGCGGGCAACTGCGCGGCCTACGCAACGGGCCGACGGGCGAACCCATCTTTGTCAACACGATGCAAGAGGCGACGCGCTACGCCCTGGACGGTGCGCCCGTCTACTTCCCGACCGATGGCAGCATTGACCCCGCTACCGCCCTTCTGTTCTCTGGCCAGTGGGACCAGCTCGTTTGGGCCATGCGCCAGGATATTACTTTCAAGATTCTTGACCAGGCCGTGATTACCGATGCGGCTGGCTTGGTCATCTACAACCTTCCGCAGCAGGACATGGTTGCCTTGCGTGCGGTCATTCGCCTTGGCTTTGCGCTGCCGAATCCCATCAACCGCGTCAATCAGACGGCCGGTACACGGTTGGCCTTTAGCGCGCTGGTTCCATAGTCATGAGTGGCTATACGGGCGGCACGACGACGCAGGACATTGCGCGCCTACGCCGCATGACGGCTGAACCAACGACCGCTACCTATAGCGACGGTGATTTAGCCGCGGCCATTATGCGCTATCCAGTGGCCGATTTCGAAGGCTATGAGCCAGGCGATCCGGTCTGGATAGATTCCTATGATCTTGCCCAAGCCGCTAGTGACATCTGGAGCGAAAAGGCGGCGAACGTCGCCGCTAACTTCTCCTTTGACGCCGATGGCGCATCGTTCCAAAAGCAACAGCAGCATGAGCATTACATGGCGCAGGCGCGGCGCTACCGTGCGCTGCGTGTCAGCGGCGTATGGACGGCCCTCACGCCCCTGCGGGGCTCAGGGCAGGCTCCGACGTGGGTTGGCAACGTGAATGACCCTTACGAGTAACAGGAGAAATAGATGAAAACCTATCGCCACCCCGAAACGGGGGACAAGCAGCGTGTACATGAGGACGACGACGCCGCCATTGCTTCCCTGGAATCACAGGGCTATGTCGTGTGGGGCGTTGAGCAGGTCAAGCAGCGCATCGCCGACCGCAAGAAAGCGATGGAAGAAGCGAAAGAGGCGATGAAGGCGGCGCGCGAGGAAGTCAAGAACCGCTACCCGGGCGCCTACGCCGTGCCGGATGACGAAGCCACGCCGATGCCGCAGCCGCTCAATCCCAACGCACAGGTACAGACGGAGGCGGAATTGGCCGGCGCCACCACGCAGAAGTCGGGCGCTACAAGCGTACCCGCCGTTCCCAAGAAGCCTTCCTAACCATGCTCTCGGCGGCTGACCTGGCCTATACGCGTTCAACCCAGGCGTTGACCCTTGTAGACCGCGCCATCGTCGAGCATCGCAGCGAGGAATCGGACGGTATGGGCGGCACGATTACGGTCATCACCTGGACGGGCGACATTCCTTGCCGCGTGGCGCCGATGCGCGTACAGGCAGCCGAGGCGTTGGTGGGCGGGCAACTACAAGGCGGCTTACCGTGGGAAATCACTTTACCGGCGGAGACGGTCATTGACGTGAGCGACAGGCTGAATGTAGGCGGCACGCTGGACGGTAGCGACATTAGCGGCGGGCGCAACTTCGAGGTACTGGCCATCTACGCAAAGTGGACGAATGAGACGGCGCGCCAGTGTCTTTGCGCCGAGAGGTGATGCTTACGCATCCGGTACCGAAGGGGGACGCGTCCCCCCAAATTGATGGATTCAGGGGACGCGTCCCTTGACAAGGTTAGATATGACGCCAAGTTTTGCGACGAACGATGCGATGAATATTCGCCTTTGGGATGCCGTACTCCTTGGCGAGCCTACTCTGTGCAGTTCCCCCGGCAAAACGACGACGTATTTCACGGACTTGGTTAGCCGTGAGTTTTGCTGTCGAGACAGATTCGCCGCGAGGACGCTGTGGGCCTTTCGTAAAATTGCGTCCTTTGGCAACCATATCGGCCATGTTGTCGGCCTGAGTTCCCAAAAACAGATGGTACGGATTGCAACACAGTGGATTATCGCAGTGGTGGCAAACGTCTATTCCTTCTGGAATTGGGCCAAAGTGAAGTTCCCAGGACACACGATGAACGCGAACTCCGCGTCTGCCATTCGCAAGCATTCGCCCATATCCCGTATTGCTGCGATTACCTTGCCATTCCCAACATTCAGTGAACGGCCCTGGTGTCACTCTGTCCCAGAATCGATCTGCGAGGGAGCGATACGATTTGTTGTGCGTACCGTGCCCACTGATAAAACGGATGGGTTGCCCTTTCACCAATCCGCTATCGGAACGGTTCCGTGTGGCAAGGGGAGTAGGCTGACCACAACCACATTCACAGAGTTTTGGGGTATCATGAGGCTGCATAAGAAGTTCTCTTTCTTGTGCCAAGCCTGGGACGCTCTAACGTCGCCAGGCACTTTCTATTGGGGTGGTTCTACTCGTGTATTGTACCACGAAAGCGGGGTATAAGCCACATGGCAAGTAGGGGCACAACGATTGAGATAGTGTTCGATCACTTTCCCCGTTTGGCTGCTGCCTTAGCGCCTGCGGCCCGCGAAATTGTGCAGGAAACCATCTTCGCCATCGAGACGGGTGCCAAGATTAAATGCCCTGTCGATACCGGTGCATTGCGCGCCAGCATCCAAAGCGAGATGACCGGCGAAACGGCGGGGCAAGTGGCGACGAATATCGAGTATTCGAAATTTGTTGAGTACGGTACAAGCCGGATGGCAGCCCAACCGTGGCTTACTCCTGCGGCTGAGTACGAAAGAAGGCACTTCATGAAGAAGATGCAAGATTTGGAGTCTCGCCTTGAATGAACCTGTTGCCGCTGACCAGTGGATATACAGCACGCTCAAGGCGGATAGCACGCTAACGGGGCTGATAGGCGGCGCTACGAATCCGCGCATTTACAACGAACAAGTGCCACAGACGAATGGGCAGCCCATCCCCGGCGTATGGCCGTGCGTGGTTTACCAATTGCAAAGTGGGGTTGACCTGATGTGGGTGGGGCCGCGCCGCGTGTGGAGTGACATGCTGTATTTGGTCAGGGCGGTGCATGAGACGGGCAGCTATGGCGGTTCCATCCTCACCATAGCCGAGCGCATTGACGAGGTACTACATGCCACGCCCAACGGCGACACCAATGCTTATGGCGTCGTGTGGGTCTGCACAAGTGAACAAGTATTCAGATTACCTGAGGTTCGCGACGGCAGGAGCTTCAAGCATTTTGGCCGAATTTTTCGCATCCGTGCGAGTAAAGGAATATAGCTATGGGTCTAAGTACAATTTCACAAACTGCGCAAATTGGAGCTGAGGCCACCGCAGGTACAAATATTGCCGCCTCCAAGAAACTGAGCAGCGTTGGCTTTAGTTTCAGCCCGAATCCGGATATTTCAGTGTTCCGCAGTGCTGGGTCAAGGATTACCTACACGGAGATTGTCTATCTGTTCTCCGGCATCTTGGAGAAGGCCACGCCGACCGGCACGACCGAAAAGACGTGGACCTTTACGCCTGCCACCAGCGCCGCCGATGTCATCCAGACCTACACCATTGAGCAGGGTAGCGCAGCGCGGGCGCATAAAGTCAACTATGCGCTCATCAGTGACCTCACGCTTTCTTTTGGCCGTGAGGAATCGACCATCAGCGGCAGCGCCATTGCCACGGCCATGACCGATGGCATCACGATGACGGCGACACCGACCGAAATTGCCCTTGTGCCGGTGACGGGTCCGCAAATCAAAGTCTATGCCGAAGATACGGTAGCGGCCTTGGCGGGGGCGACGGAGTTGGCGGGGGCCATCAGCGTCGAATGGAGTTTGACCAATCGCTTCGGTCCGGCCTGGTTCCTCAACGGCGAGAACGAATATAACCAGCACGTTGAACTGGAGCCGACCTTGGAAGTCACTTTGATGCAGGAAGCCGACGCCGAAGGTATGGAACTGCTGCCCATCATGCGAACGGGCGCAACCAAGTACATTCGCATTGAGGCGACCGGCCCTGTCATCGGAGCGGGACCCGGCACGTACAAGCTCACCATTGACACCGCTTGCAAGGTGACGGACATCGGCGACTTCAGCGACCAGGAAGGCGTCTATGCCATCGAATACACCATGCAAGGATTTCATGACGCCACTTTAGCAGGGGCCACTAAGGCAGTTGTAATCAATTCTATTACTGCATTGTGAGGCATTCATGCCCATAGAACTGAGCAAACTCAACGCCGCGCGCACGGTGAGCGTCGAATACGATGGCGATGTCTTTACCGTCACCTATCGTACGGATGCCATCTCGCCGGCGGCGTTGACGGCCAAGGCGCGTGCGCGCAAGGTCGAGGCGGCGGCTCGTCACCTCCAGAATGGAGGGAGCGACGAATCCGCCGAGGATACGATGATTCGCCAGGCCGAGCAGAACGCCAACGATCTGGTCGAAATCCTAGAGGATTGGGATGTGACGGACGGCGGCAAACCGCTGCCGGTTACGGTCGAGAATCTGATGCTGCTATCGCCGCTGGCCTTACAGCACATATCGGCGGCGATCTCGGATGACTTCACCCCAAAAGCGAAGAACTCCAGGCGTTAGCCCGCTACCTGGAGACGGATGGCAGAATGGGCTATATCCCAGAAACGTACCGGCTTTTTCGTGCGGCCAAGTATACCGGCGTATCGCCGTGGGAACTGAGCGAACAATCAGTTTTCTGGATGAATCACGCCCTTGAATATGAGCAGATTGAAAACAAAGCGACCGCCAAACGACAGGAACGCGCTAGTAAAGCGGCAAAGCGAAAGCGGGGCTAGATGAGCATCGAAGCGGCAAGTCTTAAAGTCGTTGTCTCGGCGGATACCTCCAAAGCGGAGGGCGACCTAAAGAGTTTCTCCGGCACGATGAAGGGCATGGCCGGTGGGCTGGCCAGTGTCGGCGGCGTCCTGGCTGCCGGCATCACCGCGCCGATTGTCGGCATCGGCGTGGCAGCGGTCAAGACGGCCGCCACCTTTGAGAAGTCGATGAACGTGCTGGGCTACGTGACCGAAGCCACGGGCGCCACCATGCAGGAGATGAGCGACCTCGCCTTACAGTTGGGCGCTGATACCGTATTCTCGGCCAACGAAGCAGCGGCAGGCATGGTGGAGTTGGCCAAGGCCGGCATGGACACCGAAGAGGTCATGGACTCGATCAGCGGCGTCATGGACCTGGCAGCGGCGGGGGCGATGGGCGTCGAGGAAGCGGCAGGCTTAACCGCCGCCACGCTCAACACCTTTGGCCTGGAGGCGAGCAAGTCAGCAGAGGTAGCCGATATTTTGGCGGCGGCGGCCAATGCCTCCAGCGCCGATGTGCGTGACCTTGCTTTTGGTGTGCAGAATGCCGGCAGCGTCTTTGCCGCTTCCGGGCAGAGTATCGATAGTTTAGCGACGATGATGGCGCTGATGGCCAACAACGGGCTTAATGCCTCCGACGCTGCCACGTCGCTCAAGACGATGACCATGCGCTTGACGGCGCCGACCGGCAAAGCGGCTAACGTCATGGAAGATTTGGGCCTTGCCATCTATGACACGGATGGCAACATGCGTGATTTTCACGACATTATCCAGGACTTAGAGGGCGCCACCAAGGGCTTGTCGGATGAGCAGCGCAACGCCGCCTTTAGCGTTATTTTTGGCGCCGACGCCATCCGCGCCGCCAATATCCTGGTGGCGGAGGGCGTGACCGGCTACGAGGAGATGAACGCCAAAGTGCTGGAGCAGGGCGCGGCGGCGCAGATGGCTGCGGCGCAGAACAGCGGTCTGGCCGGGGCGATGGAGCAGATTTCGGGTTCCTTTGAAACGTTGGCGACGAAGCTGGCGCTGCCGTTTATGGACGACATCGCCGCCGGCATCGACCAGGTAACGGAACTGGTCAACAAGTTTGGCGAACTGCCGCAGCCGGTGCAGGATGCCACGCTGGGCTTCCTCGGTTTTAGCGCCGCCCTGGGCGCGGCGCT